ATTAAGGATTATATCGGCCGATGAACGCATGGCGCAGGACAAGGGCGTCAAGGCCCTGATCGTTGGCCCTGCCGGTGTCGGCAAAACCACGCTGTTGCGAACGCTCGACGTCAGGTCGACGCTGTTCGTGGATCTGGAAGCCGGCGACCTCGCCGTGCAGGATCTGGACATCGACACATTCCAGCCTCGGACATGGGACGAGTGCCGTGATCTGGCCTGTTATCTCGGCGGTCCAAACCCGGCGCTGCCGGCAACGTCGGTCTACAGCCAGGCGCATTACGACGCCGTTGTCGAGACCATGGGCGGCGTCGACGGGCTCAAGAAATATTCCACCTACTTTATAGACAGCATCACGGTTGCCGCGCGTCTCTGCTTTGCCTGGTGCGAGCAACAGCCCGAGGCGCTGAACGACCGCGGCAAGAAGAATTTGCTCGGCATCTATGGCCTGCTCGGCCGGGAGATGATCGGCTGGTTGACGCATCTCCAGCACAGCCGCGGCAAGAACGTGTTCTTTGTCGGCATCCTGGAAAACCTCAAGGACGAGTTCAACGTCACGTCTTGGCAATTGCAGATCGACGGTAGCAAAACCGGCAAGGAACTACCCGGCATCGTCGACGAGATTTTAACCATGAATTTTGTTGACTTCGGAGATGGTCAGTTAGTGCGGGCATTGATTTGTTGCCAGCCTAACGCTTGGCAATATCCGGCAAAAGACAGATCGGGAAAATTGGACCTGATTGAAGAGCCAAACTTGGGAAAACTGTTGAAGAAGATCAACAGCAATACCGCACGAAAACCTGTCGACCATTCGTTCCCGCCGCCGCCTTCAACGACGGAGGTAGCGTGATGCATTACAAGCGAGATTTGCGCGGACAAAAATTTGGCCGTCTCCTAGCCGTGTCAGAAAACGGTCGCGCAGCTAATCGCAATATCATGTGGCTGTGTCGGTGTGATTGCGGTGCAGAGCATTTAGTCCCTACTGCATCCCTCACTAGCGGCAACACAACTTCATGCGGATGCCGAAAAAAAGAACTCCCGCGCGAGATGGGATTGGCGAACAAAAGGCATGGTCGTTCCTTTACGCCGGAATATCGCGCTTGGGTAAATCTCTGGGAGCGATGCAGTAATCTGAAAAGCAAAAAATATCCCAGCTACGGCGGTCGCGGAATTACAGTCTGCGAGCGGTGGGACAGTTTTGAAAACTTCCTAGCCGACATGGGGCTGCGTCCCACGCATAAACACTCAATCGATCGCATCGATAATAACGGCAACTATGAACCGGATAATTGCCGATGGGCGACTGCAAAAGAGCAGGCAAGCAACAGAAGATTACCCACCACCACCACCGAAGCAGCAGAGTAGAAGGAGAAAGTAAAATGGCACTCGATTTCAATTCAGCAGAAGTACAGCGCGAAGGCGGCCTCATCCCCGAGGGCACCATCGCACCCGTTCACATCACCATCCGCCCGGGCAATGCCGGCGAGGGCGGCTGGCTGAAGCGGTCCAAGGCCGGCGACAGCATGGCACTCGACGTCGAGTTCACGGTGGTTGAAGGGCCGTTCGCCAAGCGGAAGTTCTGGGGCCTGTTCACGCTCGAGGGCACCACCGACGGTCACCAGAAGGCCGCCGACATCTCGGCGTCACGGCTGCGCGGAATCCTCGAAAGCGCCCGTGGCATTCGTCCCGACGACGAGAGCGAGGCCGCCAAGGCCGGGCGTCGCATGAACTCCTGGGGCGATTTCGACGGCTTACGCTTCATTGCCAAGATCGGCATCGAGAAGGCCAAGGAGGGCTCGGGCTTCAAGGACAAGAACAGCCTCGATGCCGCGATCACGCCCGATCGCAAGGCCTGGGTGAAGGTCGAGCAGGTCAAGCAGGCACCGGTACAGGGCAGCTTCGCGCCGATCGGCGTTGCCGCGGCCAACGTTGCCGCCAAGGCCGCCGAGGGCGTCAAGAAACCGTCATGGGCAAGTTGAACAAGCAAAAAACACGGTTGAAATCGGCGTTGCGGGCGATCGCCGATGGCGACCATGTTGCATGGAGGAATGAAATGACGGGTGCAGTCAACAAGCTGCGCGCGATCGAGGCTGAGTGGGCGGCGAAAGCCACCCGCTCGGCCATCGATGCGGCGCGCGAGGTCATCGGCGAACACGGCATCAATGGCCGGTCGATGATTTCATCGCTCAACGAGCTCGAATGGGGCTGGATCGCCTGCGCGGCGGTGTTTGCGTGGATCAGGACCAAATCCGAGCAGGCGGTGGCGGAAGGCGTCGGCTACGACCAGGCTATTCGGGCGATGCCGGGACGGGTGCCGCAGCCGTGGGATGCCGGTGCTGTGTCCTCGATCCTGCCGGCGCTGGGCGATCTCGACGTTCCCTGGGATAAGCCGATCAGCGAGTGGTCGAAGGAGCAGATGGTCTCGTTCATCTGGCAATCGCATTGCCTGGTCGAGCAGGCGCTGTCGTGCCGCGACGAGGGCGCCGAATGCAAGATCACGATGGATGCTTCGCAGGCGAAGGCAGAGCGTGAATTGAGCGCGCGCAATGGTGGGCCGTTGCTGAGCCGCAAGGAGGTGAGCGATGCCGACATCCCTTTCTAGCGTGCTCGACTTCAACTCACCTGCATCGACCAGCATCAACACCGCCATCAACAGTTTGCTTGACGTGGCAGCGGCGGTCGAGTTGCGCGAGGAACGCCGCGACTATCTCGGCGCATCCGGCATCGGTTCGGAATGCCTGCGCAAATGCCAGTTCGACTGGCAGCGCGACAGCAACCATGCTGCGCGGACAAAACGCATCTTCAAGCGTGGCCATGACAGCGAGGAAAAGATCGCGGGCCAATTGACGCTGGCGGGTTTCGTCATCGAGCGCGGCACTGACGCCACCGGCTTCACCGCGGTCGACGGCATGTTCAAAGGCCACGCCGACGGCATCATCCGATCCGGTCCTGCAATCGATGGGCTGGTTTATCCGTGTCTGTGGGAAGCCAAGTGTCTCGGTTCGAGCGGCTGGAAGAAGATCGAGAAGCACGGGCTGCGCGCGGCGTATCCTGTCTATTACGACCAGGTGATGTTATATCAGGCCTATCTTGGTCTCGACGAAAACCCGGCGCTGTTCACCGTCGAGAATGCCGATACCTGCCATGTGCTGGCGCTGACGGTAGCGTTCGACGCGGATGCCGCGCAAGCCGCTTCAGACCGCGCGGTGGCGGTGATCAGGTCGACGCAGGCAGGCGAGCTGCTGCCGCGCATCACCGACAAGGGGCCGAGCGACTGGCGCTGCAAGATGTGTTCGCACAGCGATTTTTGCTGGAGTCTGGAATGAAGCGGGAGCGTCTTTCTGCAAAGCATCGTCGACGACTGTTTGAAGCATCTGACGGGCGCTGTGTTGATTGTGGAATGAAACTAACAATCGGATGGCATGCCGATCACAAAGAACCGTTTGTAGTTACCGGTCGAACAAATCTGCATGAAATGCAGGCGATGTGCGGGCCGTGCAATTTAAAAAAAGGAAAGCGTATGAAGAAATATATTCCTCGTAGTCATCAGGCCGCTTTAGCAAATTTGCTTGATCAGGTTGTTTCTGGATTGATGCAGCTAAACAGCATCCTTGTTTATGTGACGCCTGGTGGTGGAAAATCCGATCTTCCTGTTATTGCGCTAAACAAACTGGTTCCTGCGATTGCCGATAAAATATGCTGGGTCGTTCCCCGCGATGGATTGAAGCGACAAGGCGAGGCCAATTTTCTTAATGATAAGTTGCTGCGATTTCTTTCAAATGATTACACATCGCAGACAAGGGATATTCGCAATGATGCAAGAAAGGTTCTCGCTACAACTGGAAATATGACTGACCCAAGCAGAGGGACAAATGGTTATCTGACAACGTATCAGGCAGTAGCAACCGATCCCGATCTGCATGCCAAAGAGTTTCGCACGTCTCGGTATATTCTTGTTCTGGATGAGTGCCAGGGGGTTGCTGTTGGTTCTGACTGGGAAACGGCGTTGCAGCCGTTGATGGCTGAAGCTGTTTTGGTCATCTACATGGGCGGCGTGTTTTCCCGCCATGATGGAAAGCAGATTGCCTTCCTCGAATATGAAAACGGCAAGCCAATATTGGGAGCAACACCTAATAGAGGTTACGTTAGTTATTCACGACCGGAAGCCTTGGCTGATCGTTCTATCTTGCCAATATATCCACGTCGCGTTGATGGATTTGCTGAGTGGTTAGAGAATGGAAATAGAATTCGTTATGAAAGCCTGCGTGGCTTAGGAGATGACAATCCAAAAGCTTTACGTGTGGTGTTGCGCGAAGACTATGCAATCAGTTTGCTAAAGGCGATGCTCGATGATTGGCGCAAGTTTAGATCCATCGATCCTTTATCCAAGTTTCTTGTGGTTGCTCCCAATATTACGGTAGCAACAACATATTTTAACTGGTTGAGGGCTCAAGGTCTCGGCGATGAGGTCGGGA